CATATACGTACGATGGTTTGTTCGTCGAGGTTCGTTCCGTAGTCAAACCAGATGATTCGTTCGCCCGTCTTGATCAGTTTGGTCAGACCGGACATGTCTGTGACGAAATGGAGATCGAGGTGAATCCCCTTGGACATGGCGTACATGTGAATATTCATGAGACTGTGGAGGGTCGTCACCGATATCGATTTGTTCCGCGTGACGATGCACACGTGCATCCCTTTATTATACTACGGGTTCGATCTTTAAATAAGTTCGGACCGCGCGCAGAAAAGACTAAATGTCTTCGTTCCACACGACCGTCACACCGACCAGTGGTGTATTTGCTGTTCCATACGCCGCGAACGATACAGTATCACCTGGGAAGATTGAAATATCATAGGGTGTCAGGTCGATGACAGCGAGCGACGTTGCTGATACGACTGTCGAGAACAGCTGCTTCCCACCGGACACTGTCACGTAGCTAGTAGGAGCTGGAACGCTCGTCGATGTACACGACTGACCGTTCGTGATTGTGACGCCGTTATCTCCGGTCGTACCGTTCGTCGCAAGGAATGTGGTCGGACCCGACGTGTAATTTCTCAAGATTCGAAGAATGACGATGGTTGCTGTACTTCCGCCGTTAATCGCAACTGAGATGGATCGAAGATGGAGAAACGCCCGGTTCGGGATCCCATTAAATGTCGTTGCATTCCTCACCGCGAGCACGGACGTCAGAGTCAGGTTCGGCGTCGCCGTCAGATAGGCATCCTCAGAAACGAGCGGACCGAGGAATGTACGGATTCCCTCGACGAACATGGCGCACGACCCACCGGACACTTTACAGACGGCCGTCGAACTCACGCTGTTGTACGTCGTCCAGAGCATGTTCATGGACGGGTTCCTAAAGTTGGTCTGGGTTGCCGTGTTTGCGTTCCGAATCACGTGCACGAGATCGAACCGAGCCGTCTTGCCGTTGAGCACGTAAAAGAACACGTTCCCGCCACCGAGGTACTGGAACTTGACCTGATAGACGTTCATCTTGGTCGGGTCGAGAATCTGGCCTGAAGCGCTCGCGATACCACCCATCATCGGATCGACGTTCCACGAGGCTTGTGGAGTCCACGTATCGACCGATCGGTTCCGGTACATGATTCCGAACGACGTTCCGTTATACCCCCAGAACAGACCGTCGGTCGTACCAGATGCGAGACCGGCCAATTGCGTGTTTCCGGCGACACCCGTCGTAAACATGGCGGTCCATCGACCCTTCACGCCTTCGCCCGGACGATAGCGCACGTACCGCTGGGACAAAAGGGACGCCGAGCTACTCACTGTGGCGACGGTGGTGACATTCGCCATCCCGTCGTACCACTGGACGAGACCACCCGATGCGGTTGAGTTACTCGTCAGGTTCGTATTGATCCCGTAGATGAAATCTATCTGACAGGTTGGGGTATCCTGACTGACGTCCAGAGAACCAAACGCGGTTCTGGGATCGGCCACCGTGACTATGAGCGAGTTTTCGCCGTTGGTCGCGACGGGTTCGTACACACCGCCACCGAGCGTCTTTCCCCAGATGATCGAACGGGTATTGAGAACATCCGTGTAATCCGTCGGCGTCTGCGCGTAACGGGTCGTCGTCTGGGCTATGCGCGCCTGTGGATGGAAGATCGACTGAATCATGAGCGCCGTCTGTGGTGTCGAGTCGTTGGTGTACCCGACGCGAAAGTACTGTGCCTGTGTGATGAAATCGAGTGTGAACCCATTCGAGGTGACGACCGAGATGGGCGTGTAGACGTTCGAGACGGCGTAGAATGGCGATGCCGTGTTTGAAAACTGGACAAAGATGTTGCCGGTTGCCGTGTACGGCTGAACGTAGTACGAAACACTCAGGGATGCGTACTGACTGACATCCTCGGGTGTTCCGATGAAGGTGCCGCCTGCTCCGAGAGCAGTGGTGGTTGAGTTGGCAGCGGATACATTTGCTAACACAACTGGTATATACGTCATTTATATAATCGACCAAAATGTTCCGGTCCATAGAACGGACAAGGACATATAACTCTGGGTCATCACGATCGAGGACGAACCGTCGATCAGTGCACTGCCCGTAATCGTTACGCGATACGCCGGATTTGATGCCACGAGACCAGACTCGTCCTTTATGAGGTACGTTTTACCGGCGATGGCCCCTGTCGGCAAAGCGATCGTGACGCCCGGACCGTTCACACCTATGTAATAATCGGTTGCAAGGGGTGTATACGACGATGCGACCCCGGTGACAATCGGTACGAGACTCGGCCAATTTGGCGCCGGTCCTGTCGACCGCGTGAAGCTCATCTCTACTTTTAGGCCAGACTAAAAACCTAACCTTCTTGGAGCGTATAGAGTGTCCGGCCGTCTCCTTTCGCGACACTGAACAGGTTGTACGAGAGGGCGTACATGCGTATGGTTCGCGGCGAAGCCAGTGCCGTCAGTGTCAGTGTGTGTTGTTGACGGGTGATGTTCGTCATGTTGAGTTCGCCGGTCGGCGTGTCGTTCTCGGGCTCGAGTGCAAACGAATACATATAGTACCGACCGTTCGGTATGCGCGTATGACACTGGAGACCCTGTATGACCCGTAGATACTGGGCGGTTGCGTAGTCCGGTGTGATGCGATCCTGGCCGTTCAGTGTCAGGCGTAGATTCACGAGTTGGTCCGTCGTACCATAGTCGTATACATTCGATGCCGCGTCGCTCTGAATCACCCAAAACAGTTCTTTGACGTCGTTCACAAAGGATGACAAAATTTGGACACGTGTTTGCTGAGCCGGAACTCTGTACGACATTCTTTGAAAACTTTGAGTCGTGTAGACAAGTTCGTGGCTGCGCATATACTCGCGTTCGGCCTCGGTCACATAGACGTAGTCGACAAAGAGATCAACCTGGATCGGTTTCGTGTACAAGGCCGTCGTAAAGTACGACGAAGGTTTGAACACGACGCGCAACTTGGGTGGTTCGTCGAGGGCACAGAGCGGTAAGCCCTTCTTGAGGATCGAAAATACGAGCGGAATGTGATACGACGCGAGATTACTCGTCCGGGCCGTTCCGACCATACTGGTCAAGGCGGACTGCTTTCCTTCCGTGACGGTGAGATCACCGAGCATATACAAATTTTCGCCGTAGATCCGTTCGACGAGCTGGTCCTTGTACAAAAGCTCGATCCGGTCAATCATAGCCGTACCGGCCGACGGCTGAACTGTCGTCGGGGCGTCCGCCGGCCACATGACCCGAAGATACATCGTCCGGGCCAGATCACCCGCCTTGGCGATCCAGACTGTTATGTCTTCGCCCCACTGTACATTTTTGGGAAATTGTAGACGGATTGTCTGTTCGGCAAATTGGGCCGGTGGCGACTCCATTACTACTTACAGTGCAGAATTAAAAAGGAGTCCGCCGAGCCCATTCTGATTCGTCAGAACATTGAATATTTTGGCGTAGACTCGTACGGTCAGGTCTGTCACCGGAGCACTGGCCAATGTCACCTCGAGCATCGGGGTCGCTATGCGTGAAAAGTTGACCGTACCGGACGGCGTGAGTTTTTCGGGCTCGATCGCAAAACTGTACGTACAGACGTTCGACGACGAAGGCATGGCGGTATGGTTTTCGAACGCCCGGATTGTGCGCGTGGTCACCTGATCGTCGTCGACGATAACTTCACCGTTGAACAGAAGGCGAAGTCTGGCCACCGTTCCGGGACTGTCTACGGTGACCCAAAATTCACGAACCGGTCCTTGAAACCTGAGTTGGAACTGATCTTGTTTCCGGCCGGTCCGCATGGTAAACTCATTGAGATCCGTCTGACCGTAGAGCATTTTGGGCATCACAGGTGGTTTTTCGTACTTTTCGTACTTGAGAATGAGTGACGAACTGAGTGTCGGTGTCATGACCAACGGATCAAATTGAACAAAGTCTGTGAAAGTATCATCCTGGCCGCCATATATCTCACTGATATAAACATACCTCGAGCCGACGACCGATGTAACGTAAGATGCAGTCGGTATATATGGCGGTGGTTGACCGTTATCTGTGCGACCGGAAAATGCAATTGTATCTACCGTCGTACCATATGACGTTTTCGCTTTACCAGTTCCGTCGAATATTATCCAGTCTGTGACTGTTTTTGTCACTGTATCGAATCGAAGAATTGTCATAAAAGATATAACTTTTCCGCCTGAAAAGTTTGTACCGGTCGTATAATATACCGATCTTCCATCGAACGAATTCGGTACGAAGAACGTTCCATTACTAATGGACGCCGCGGGTAAACCTGTATATAAATAATTGGAATAAGCGGCAGGCGCCGAAATACTTTTGGTACTGTCGTACCAAGGAATTCTTAGACCACTTGTGTCATTCAGTGCCGCAAAATATATGTTCCGGCCGTCGGTTGTATTCGGTACCCATCCAAAGAATGTAGGAGGATACGTAAGAGTTGCAACATTAAAATATGTATAAGACGTCTGGTCAAGAAAATTCTGCGTATCAACCTTGTACAGATACGGACTTTCGGAAGAATAAATATATCGTCCGTCGGAGGTTGGATATATTTCAGGATAATATCCGATGTTATGTCCGGTTATGTCGTACCACGGCTTTGGTGCACCTGTACCCGGATATGATAGATAGTCGTACGAAGAACTACTCGTAAACGGTTTCGTAGAATCGTACCTGACCCATATTGTCGTTCTCTTCTGTTGATAGTCGTCGGGTGTTGAAATTTGTGAACTATAGTTAATGTTTGAGGTCACTGAAACATTGGACAGAATTTTAACCTGTCCAACGATGCTTACATTTTTTGTAACACCACCCCCGTACGAAGGTGAAAAAGTATAAACTGTATTTATAAATGCCGCATTATCACTCGCTATTAACTGTGTCGTAGCGATATTATATACATTAAATGTCATGACAATATTCGAAGTCAGTACACCCAATTGAGGTGTCGCGGACCATAGTGACATGGAATTACTGCCGATCGTAAGCATTTGAACATTAAGGGATGTGTACAGATACCGGGCATCGGCCGCAAAACCTATTCTGTACATCTTATTGGGGAACGGATTATGATAAAGACCGTTTAAAAATTGAGGCCCGACGGTGGCAACAGCCGTACCGGCAATCATATCATCTATGGGTACACGAATAATATCATCGGAATCGGAAGTATAATAGATCGAACCTCCTACAATGAATGGCCTAGTATTTGTAGTACGGGCGGTGTCTGTCCATGATGTCCATGATGACGCAAGTCCTACAGGTTTTGTCGTATCGTAGAACCAGAATGTATAACGTGCATAAAAATTATCCATCACGTAGATAATATAATTTTTATATGCAAGTGTTGCAAAAACGCGATAGTTCGCCGGTATACCGAGTAGGGTCTTGTATTGTGTATTGACGTACGACGTACCATCCGTCAGACTATTTGTCGTGATGGGCGCCGTTGGTAAATTTGCAAACTTTTCGTACTCGAGGTCGACTCGTACGTCGTTCCGGTACATTTGTGTCACTGGGAGTGTGTCCATGTTGAATGTCAGCCGAGTATAGTATTCGCGCGGGGCGTAAACACCGGCCGGATCATTTTTGCCCTCCAGAATTGTCAAGGCGGCTTGGTTTTCGTACGGCACAGAGAGATCGTCTTCGATGATAAGTCGTTCGCTCGTCAGACGATCGATGGTCTGGCCGCCGATCGAAAGAGTCGCGCTTTTTATGAGCCGACACGCAACCGAATCTTTGTACGAAAACCCGGTCGTAGGCGGTGGCGTAAACCCACGAATCCAACCAGTCTGTACGAGTGTCAAAGGCGCCACAAGTGTATTTGATGTGAGCCGGTATCCTTTGTAGCCGGCCGGTGTGACGAAATCAAACGTCCGTGGGTCGAAC